AACTGTGCAAAGAATAAAATCAATAAAATTTTGGCAAGTTCGGATGGCTGAAACTGGAAACCAATGTTAATCCAACGCTTGGAACCATTAACTTCTACTCCCAAAGGTGACAGTACAAGTCCCAGCATAACGATGTTAAAAATATATAAAAACCAATATAGATAACGATAGACATTATAATCTACAAGGGATAGAAACAACATAAGTCCAACCCCCAGCAGAATACCAAACATTTGTCTTTGCCTTAAAGATTCCTGCGCGCTTCCGACTGCAAGATATCCAATAAGACTGATTGCAATAACAAATATAACTAATCTGAAATTGTAATTCCGAAACTTGTACTGTCTAAACATAATCCTTATCCGTTCTTCATATCCAGTATTGGAATGTTCGCATATAACGACGGTTTAACCAACTTACCTTTTACAGTTGCATTGTTAATCTCAATTTCCATACTGTCAGTATCAATCTTCATATATTTAGATATTACCTTTGCAATATCCAATTTAATTAATTCAAGCATCTGCGGAGAACAACTGACACGATCCGAAATCAATAAAATCTTCAACCTGTCTTTTGCCGTTTGTCTTGATGATTTTTTGGTAAAAAAATTTAACATGTTGACCCCTCCCTGCTTTTATGAATCAAGCCGCTTATTTTCGATAAAATCGAAGAAGGTCTTGCATTTTCCATAGGAATCTGTTTACCCATAACACGATAACAGATATTCCGGTACGCACGACCGGCAAGGGTCTGGGAACCAACCAAAGGTTCTCCTCTATTGGTTGCTATCACTACATTTTCATCATCGGGCACAACTCCGATAAGCGGAACAGCTAAAATATCCACAACATCTTCCGCTGTCATCATATCCCCTCTTTTCACAAGGTCATAACGGATACGGTTAATCACCAGATCAATTCTTGTAAATTCATTGGCCTCCAAAAGACCCACAATTCGATCTGCATCACGAATTGCGGATACCTCCGGTGTCGTAACCACCAATGCCCTGTTTGCACCGGCAATTGCATTTTTGAATCCCTGTTCAATTCCGGCAGGGGAATCAAGCAATATATAATCAAACTCGTCTTCAACCTGTGCAATCAAACGACGCATCTGATTCTCATTTACTGCTGTTTTGTCTTTTGTCTGTGCACATGGAAGCAGATAAAGATTCTGGTATCGCTTATCACGGATCAATGCCTGTTTTATACGGCAATTACCCTCGATTACATCTACAAGATTGTAAACAATACGGTTTTCCAGTCCCATTACCACATCCAGATTGCGCAGACCGATATCGGTATCTATTAATAATACCTTAGCTCCCGCCTGCGCCAGACCACTTCCTACATTTGCGGTTGTGGTGGTCTTCCCCACACCGCCTTTCCGTATAGGTAAGTTAGGACAACCACAAAAAACACCGCCAGCTTAAATGGTATTTTATACCAAAATAATAAGACGGTCAATTACAATAAAAAGGAGCTGTAAACATTGACACGACAGGATATAGAGAGACAAAAAGAAAGACTATTTAAAATGTATTTAAGAGCCTTACTTAGTAAAAATGAGCTTATGTTTTACTTAAATAAATTAGATGAGCCACTCACAAAATAATAAATAAAAGAGAGGACGCCTATTAATGCGTCCTCTCTTTATTGTTACTCAGTAAATTATAGATTAAATATAATAACTCTAAGTCGTTACACTCATCTATCATATCTTTAGTTCTATCCCTTAAGTATGTTTTAGCCTCGTCCATAAAGTTACCTCCCTTTTATGGACAATAAAATACACCCTCGGTCTTATCGTTTCAAGATTACGTTACCGCAAAATATAACTTTATACGCCCATGTGTACCACGTCCACCAGCACGTTACCACTCGGTAAAGTATCAGCTGTAAACGTCAGACTGTTCGCACCCTGAGCTGTGCATTTTACGCCAGCTTGACTATATGAGTCAAGTGTGGTAGCGTTGCCCTGAATTACCACGCTCTTAGTAGAGTTCATGTTAACAACCTGAGCTGTCTGAGTGTATACAGTACCGCTCTTTGTCCAGCTACCAGCGTTAAGTGTTACTGTCACTGACTTTGGTAAGGCGTTAACTAACATAGCCTCCACGTCCTCGTTAAGCATATCTACCAGACCGTTAAACCATTCATTAAAAATAGCTGTAAACTGTTCAAATAAGGTAGCACTGTTAAGCTGTTCAATAAGTCCAGTTACCCAGCCACATAATGACTCGTTAGCTCTAGTGTCCTCGATAGCACTCGCTGTAATCTCACTAACTCCAGCTCCCACATAGATATAAGCTAAGCAAAACTCTTTTACTGTTTCCGTACGTGTCATAGTAGGCTTAACTGGGTTAGTTGCAAAGTCACCATATTTTAAATATGGTACAGCGTCTCGTACAGCGTCAGTATCGTCTACTCTAATCACTACAGCCACATAACGATTTAAAATAACGTCTGAGTCTGATAAAGTTAAAGTATACTCACTATCATTATTTACCCAGTGACGCCCAAACCACCCACGCCCTGTAGCAATCTGAATTGTCATGCCACTGTTAGGCTGTACCGCTAACTTATTAGCCACTGACTCGTACACACCGTCAGTAATTAAACCCTCAAAAATTCTACTCATCTGGTCAGCGTTATAAAGTCTGTCACCATTTACACTATTAAAAAATCCACTTGTCCACGCCATAAAAACACCTCCTAAATGTTAAACTGTGGTAAGAGCTTTACGCCACTCTCGTCCTCTGACTCGATAGCACTTAATACCCTTACATTTTTCTGTATTCCACACCCATTAATTACGGTTACTACATCACCTATAAAGAAGTCCTCACCGTATTTAAAGGCTACGTCACTTAATACCTCACCACTAAAGCCCTCGGTATAGGACAGGCTCGCTAAATTCTCACGCCCTCGCTCTGCCAGTAGCTTTAAGTAAGTGGTGGAGTCTATTTCATTCTCAGAGCCTTTATTACTTGAAATGTCTCTGGCGTCTGTGAATGTCTCAAAACGGTTAAGCCCAGCGTTTTCATTACCTACTGTAGCATACACACGCTCTAAGCCCTCGCCCTCGCCACCTACGAGAGTGGTATTAGCGTACTCCTCTGTACTTAACTGGTAATCTGTGTTATACAGGTTTTCAAACTCATCACTAAACACTACATAAGGTCTTTCTGTCTGTCCGTATGACCTGTCTAAGCCAGCATACACAACTAAAACCAGTGTATTATTAGTGATAAAAATGTCCCAGCCATAATTATAAGCCGTACATATTTCCGTTATAGCTGTATCAAGATATTCTCCAGTTACCTGTTTGTCGATAGTGTCTGTAAGTCCAGCTGACACACCTAAAACTAAATTAGGTATAACTCTGTTAGTGTCTATAGGCGTTATGGCGTTCTCATCCACCAGACGCCTTATAGCACTTTCTGCCGTTCCTGTCAAATTAGTCTGTGTCCACACTATACGCTGGTGTAATAAATACTTAAGCTCTTTACCTGTCACACATAAAAAGTCACCGTTTTCCACGTCTGTAATGACCTGAATATTTTTAATTACCATGACTTTTTCATAGGTAGCTACGCCATTTTCCACAGTTACGTCACTGGAGCGTACAACGTACCTATTCTCTTGTAATAACATAATAGCCTTATCTGTAAGTCCCAGATATATCTCAAAGTCACCTATCTCAGAATAAGACGGACGCCAGATAATACTTACATACTCATCTATAATGCCCTCTAACCTAAAGTCAGGCGTTAACACATAAATATTATTCATACGCTACACCCCACTGTATAAAATAGAAGTGGTAAAGGTCAGCTGTAAATTACTGTTACCGCTATCAGCGTCATAAGTAAATACATTGTCACCAGCCTCTACGACAAACCATGTACTATCCTGAGCCATATACCCTAAAGCGTTATAGCTTACACCGTCTCTAATAAGCTCTATTGACTTTTCCCCTACATTTGTGTTAATAACGAGCGTGTCAGACGGTATCATAGTAAAGTTAAGTCTTAACTGTGTACGCTTAAGCACGTCATATACAACAGGGTTTACCACCGTACCAGTAGCAAATAATTTAATAACCACGCCAGTCTCTATGTCACCAGAATTAATAATACTTCTACGCTGGTTAGTGCTAATACTTGAAAACTCTACACCAGTCTTAGCAATCGCAAAAGGAAAACTAAACATTTTAGAGACATCACTAAACATAGTTACTAAATCGTCTACATTTTTAAAGTACGGTCTAGGACAGATAATACTTATCTGTGCCACCTGTTTATCACTAAATAAGTCACACTCAATAAGCTCCACCGTTCCGCTAATATAGACCTCTCTAGTACCGTTAGTAAAGAAAATTTTAACGGTCTTTTTCACTGGAAAATACTTATACAGGTTAATACGGTTAGCCTCTACGTTACCCTGTATAGTTGTATAAATAACTATATTACGGTTTTCCATTCTCACAGAGTTAATACTACTACCGTCCGTAGTAGTATTAACTGAGCTGTTAATAGTAGCTTTAGGTGGATTTAAACCCTCAATTTTAAATACCGTATAGTTAGGGTTATTAGTAAGCTCTAAAGTATTTCCTCTGTCATTTTCAACTTTTAAACTGTACATTAAAATCCACCTCCAGCATATCCTAATAAGTTTTTAGACTGTCTATAAATCTCCAGTCTGCTAAGCTGTTTAGGGCTGTTAATAACCTGAGTAAAGTTATTTACTACGCCACCTCCTACAGAGCCACCGCCTAGAGTAGTGGTAGCTGTGCTTAAGCCAGCTCTCGCACTTCCTACAGTGTCCATAGTTAAGTCTCTCATAGCACCCAAAACGCTCTTAGCGTTCTTACTGATACCTACAGCAATACCCTCTGGTAACCACTTACCAACCTCGTCAGCCATGACCTTAGACGGTGAGTGAATACCGAAAAACTTTTTTAACTTGTCGGTAACATCATCGGCAAAACCTTTAATTTTATCTGTTAACCAACCAAACTTATCGCTAATACCATTCCACAAACCAGCTACAATATCAGCACCAACAGACTTAACCTTGTCAGGAATTTCTTTTATTTTTTCAATGAGTTTATTAAGTAATTCCTGTCCAGCCTCACGAGCTTTCTGTCCTAAATCAATACGCCACTGTACAATTTTTGTAATCGTGTTAAGTAACCACGTCCAGACTTTAGCTGGTAACTCTTTAATATACGTTATAGCGTTGTCTACAAACTCTTTAAATTTAGTATTATTCTCGTAGAAATACTTAAAGAGTCCAGCAAACGGATTTATTAAAATTAACAGTAAATTTTGCCAGTTACTTTTTACCCACTCTATTAAACCTTTAAAGAATTCGGTAACTTTTTTAATTCCTGTAGACACAGCGTTTTTAATATTTTCCCATAAATCTATCCAAAATTGTCTAAACTCGTCAGACGTATTCCAGAGCGTAATAAACGCTGTTACTAAGCCAGCTATTAAAGTTACTACTATACCGATAGGGTTAAGACTCATAACTAAATTAAGTGCTTTCTGTGCTATCGTCATACCCTGAGTGGCAACAGCCCACGCTTTAATTGCTGTCACAGCTGACGTAATTAAACCAGCTACTTTAAACGCCACAAAACCACTAGCAATACCAGCCAGCCCAGCTATAAGAGCGTCTTTGTTCTCTAAAATCCACCCCAAGCCCTCTTTAATAGCTGGTAAAACCTCGTCTTTCAGGACTCCAAAACCCTCTTGAATTTTAGCGTTAAACGCCTCCATGTCTACGTCACCGACTAGCTTTAAGAACTCGTTTAAAAGCTCTGTCACACCAATTTTTAAAGTAGTCATTACAGGCTCAATAGTTTCACCCATTTTAGCCATAGTGTCCGTATAATCTGACTGAGCTTTATTAGCCTCCATAACACTAGCGTTATTTTTTCTGTACTCGTCAGCTGTCGCACTATACAAACCGTTAAGGGTTTCTGTAATAAAAGCAGAGCGTTCCTGTTCAGTGTTAAGGCTATCGAGTTTTGCCTGAAACTCCTCCTCGCTCTGTCCAGCCCAGTTAAGAGCGTCAGCTAAACCTCCTGTGAGCTTTCCAGTCTTAGCTGTTTCGTTACTCGCCTCAGTAAGTCCCTCGATAGGTAAAGAGTCACCAAAAGTAGCCCATACTCCAGTACAAATATCCGTCCATGTCTGTAAGTCTTTCTCAGAGTCCACTAACTGAGCTAAGTGGTTTACAGCCTCTACTGACCTATCTTCCTCACCCAGTACAGCGTAAAAGTCCTTATATACGTCTGTAGCCTGTTCAGTAGTAAAACCAGCTGTGGTAAACGCTGTTTCTAATTTAACTAAGTCCTCTCTGTACTCTCTCGTCTCATCCGCTAAACTCATAAAAGAGCCAATAGCGTCTTTTACTCCACCAACTAAAGCACTTAAGCCACTTCCTACAAATTCAGCCATAGCACCTTTTAAAACTGTAAAGCCCTCGCCAGCGTTTTCACTTTCCTTGTGCATATCGTCCAATACGTCAGCTACATCTTTACCAGTCTTAGACGCTATTTTTTCAGCCTCAGACACTTCTTTTAAAGCGTCCTTGTATTTAGACATTTCATTCTTAATCTTATTGACTACCGCTTTCTGATTATTTAATTTAGTGGCGTACTCTAAAGCCTCTTTAGAGTTCTCACCGTATTCCTTTTTAATTTCTTCTAAGGTTTTCTCATACTCAGCTAATACAGCCTCCTGAGATTTCAGGTTACTGTTAAGCTGTTTGAGTTTTGCACCTAAGCCCTCACTAGATTTACTCCAGTCATCCATAGATGAGGCTGTAGCCTTAAACTCACTATTTGCGTAAGCCACCTGTTTACGTGCCTCTTGCATTGATTTTTTAAGCTCGCTTATGTCAACCTTAAATTTTGTCGTGGTTTCATTTCCCTTAGCCATATACTCACCACCTTTTAAAACCAGTTATCACCAGCTGGGCGTCTGGTAACATTACTGTGTTTAACTTCTTTGTTATTTCTGTTGTTATAACTCACCGTATTATTAATAAGGTCAAATACGTCCTCAGCTGGATAGTCCAGTAATTTAATAGGGTCTAAACCAGCGTAAGCCTCACACAGAGCCTTATTAATGTCGAAAAACATTTCTGACAGCGTAATATTTACGCTGTCGTTACTACGTTTTTTGAGTCATTACCTTTTAAGCTGTTAAGTTTAGCAATACCCCATTTATAAATCTCAACTCCAACAGCTCCCAACTCAGCCACGTCTACACACTCTAACTCTGTCTCTGTAACTCCAAAAGTAGCCTTAATAATTTTGTCTACCTTATCCAGTGAGCCAGTGATAAATTTAAAAATGTCATCCTCATTTTTAAGGTCTAACGTGTCTAAAGACTGACCGATATACATAGCCACTCTGTAAGGGATTTTTAACTGGTCAGCCTCAGCTACTCGCTTAACTTCCCTAAGAGTTTCATCTGTATAAATATTTAAAACTAATTTCATAGTGTATCTTTCCTCCTGATTTCCAAAAAAGAGGTGGACTATGCCACCTCTATTAATTTTTATACCGCTTTCTGTACTGTGTCAGGTGTCTGCACTTCTGCGAAAAATTCAGACTCTACCACAGGGTTAACGCTTGTGTCAATGTTTACAGCCTTAGCTGTCTTATTGCCGATAGCTGTAAATTTATGAGTAGTGTTAATACCTGTGAATACAATTTCCTGACCGTTAGCCTCTGCTCCGTCATCTTTCGTAGCGTGCTGGCTGTCTGGAATGTTAAATTTACCTTTTAATCTGAAACAGAAAATTTCAGTACCGTCTGTCTTTTCTGTGATATAACCGATAGCAAAATATTTGCTCTGGCGTTCACCCTCTACAAACATACCTTTCTCAGCGTCATAAGTCTGACCTGTAATCTGTGCTAACACGTCAAACGGAATAGCTGAGCCTGTGATAGTTACCTCATCCGCACCAGTAGACTCAATTACGATAGCTGGTACATTGTCGTAATAATGAGACTCGTTAGTAGTTTCTGTAGTACGTGATAATTCAGCCACGCCCACAATAGGGAATGGAGTACCGTAACTAATTTCTTCCGTTGTGTCAGTAAGAAGTTCAGCACCTACTAAGCCTCTAATACCTCTATATTCCTGAATTTCCATAAGGTTTTACCTCCTTAAATATGAATAAAAATTTATAGTTTCTGTCGATATAACAAACTTATCCCTCGTCCTGTGTGACTGTCCTCATCACTAGGTACGCTATAACCAGCACCGCTTACCGTAAAGCCAGCTTTTACTAAAAGGTTTTTAGCCTCTAATAATTTAGAGCTTACTAAGAGTGGGTCAGTGCTATAAAAGTTAAGGCTGTACGCCCACACAATAGTATGTTCATAGTTAGAGTAGTAGCTGTCTCCGTCAGCTGAGTCATTCCAGTAAGTAAAAAAGCTGTCTGGGTAAGGCTCTGCTGGTAGTAAGCTACCTTGTAGCCGTACTGGATAACCTAAAGCCTCCAGCGTACTTATTAATAAATCCTCCATAACCTTAACCCTCCATAACTCGCTTAATATGCTCACTTAAAATTTTTTCTTGTATCTCAGCTATTTCCTTTTGTGTCTTAGCTCCATAAATAGCACTTTCCAAACCGCTTACAGGTTTCATTCTAGGAGTACCTTTCATAAGGACAATACTTTTAAGACCTGACTTACTAAAATCAAAACCGACTTTAATAGCTCCAGTCATGCCCTCCCACTCTACAGACATTTCATTGTCGATAGACTCTTTTGTACCACCATGAGAATATTTACCCTTAGCTGGTAACTTGCCTTTAGCAATAGCTTTTTCTATGAGTGGGTTAACGTGTTTCTTAGACTCGATTAAAGCCTCCTCCACGCCCTTTTTCATGGTCTGAGTACCGCCCAGCTCATCTAGCTTAGCCATGTACTCCTCCCAGCCGTCAAAATGTAAGCCAATTTTCTTACGTGCCACCTCTAACACCTCGTACCTTAAACTTTAAAAACTGGTTACGCTGTTCTATATTCTCAGGCTCACCCATGACCTCATACTTTTTACCACTCAGTCTTAACTGACTAGCACTTGTAATATCAGGTCTGTACCATGTTTCTATAGTAGCTGTGTCTACTACAGTCAGCTGGTCATTTACAGTAGTCTCTGTACCTCCATAGGTCTTAAAGCTACAAAAAATAACCTCGCCTTTTTCTGGGTAAACCTTTTTAGTCACGCCTTTTACCGTTTCGTATGTAGGGTTAAATAACTCTACTGGAATACAGTAAGGCTCAATAGGTCTATAACTCATTACTCACCCACCTCCTCAGAGGTATAAGCCAGCTGGCTGACTCTCTGATAAAAGTAATCAGAGAGCTTACCAGCACCGCCGTTATAATTCCATAAGTCTGTTACACCTCTGGCAATTACACCAGCTGACACATTAGACTCAATTACCTCAGTAGGTACTCCAGCGTCTTTCATATATGCCTTAACCTCATCAATATAAATTTTTAGGGTAGCGTCCTGATATTCACCTGTAATACCTAAAGCACTTTTAATTAAAGCTAAATGTGTGTCAGCCATTGTAACTTACCTCCTAAATATTAATTAAACTGTAGGCTGGATATTGAATACTACTAAAGAGCCAGCGTCTACTACTTTACCGTCAACAGACATTACAGCCTTTGTAAGTAAATCTTCTGTTTCCCAGTCCTGTTTCTTTGTAATACCCATGTCGTAAATTGTGTTAAGAATGTAGTCAGCAAAGTCGAATACAAACGCCTTATCGTCTGCTACATAAGGTGAGATAACAACGTCACGACCTAATAAAGTACGTTCTGCTTTACCAGCAATACCGTAATTTACACGAGCGATAGGCTGTCCAGCCTGATCCACCATAGCCACAAACTTCAAGAATGTCTTTTTGTTCATGCACCACTTAGCTCCTGTTTCATATTCAACAGGGATAGCTCCCTCTACTTCACAAACCTTATCATATTTAAGTGCTCCCTCAACAGTTGCACCAGCTTCTGTTAAGATACCCTTAGGCTGTCCTGAGCCTGTACCATTGATAACAGCGTTTTCTACAGCGTATGTCATAGCCTTAGCTACGTTTTCTACAAACTTAGCTTCAAAAGCTGAGAGTGCCATAGTACCAACTTCCATAGACATAGAGATTTCGCAACGTAATTTGTAGTATGCGAAAGTAATTTTACCAGTAGCTTTTTTCTGACGATCAGAGCCAGCTCCCTCAGATACCCATGTAGCAACAGGTTTAACTGAGCTTGTTGGGATTTCTACACCAGCTTTATAAGATGTCTTTGTGATGAGTGGTAAGATCATTCCCACGTTGTCAAACTTTTCGATAATTTCATTTACTAAATGTGTAGGGATAACGCTACCAGCGTCACCTGTTAATGTGTTAGCGTCTGCTCTTAATTCTGCTGGAATTGGAGTACCACGAAGTACATATTCCATAAATGCGTTACGATATTCCATGTTCTGATTTTCCATAGTTTCTTTACCTCCTAAATTGAATGTGCTTACTACCTGAGCGTTTCTTACTTCTGCCTCAGCTGGAATAGCTGAGC